AAATCCCGTACGGCCAGGTCGAGCGCATCACCATCAGCGATTTCGTGCACAAAGACCTCGTGAACTTCAGCATGGCTGACCTCAAACGGTCCATCGCCCACGTCGTGGATGGCTTGAAACCGTCGCAACGCAAAGTGCTCTACGCGTGTTTCCACAAAAACTTAAAGGAGGAGATGAAAGTGGCACAACTCGCGGCGTACGTCGCGGACAAGAGCGCGTACCACCACGGGGAAGTGTCCCTGGCCGACACCATCGTCAAGTTGGCGAACGACTACGTGGGGTCGAACAACATAAACCTTCTCGCCCCGTGTGGGCAGTTCGGCACGCGTCTCATGGGTGGTAAAGATGCCTCGCAGACGAGGTACATTTTCACAAAGTTGGCCCCGGAGACTCGACACCTGTTTCACCCCCTTGATGAACCCGTGCTCACGCGCGTCGAAGACGACGGTCGACCCATCGAACCCGAGTTTTACGCACCAATCATACCCATGGTCCTGGTGAACGGCACGGAAGGCATCGGCACGGGGTTCAGTTGTTCGGTGCCACCGTTCAACCCCAAAGACATCGTGAAGAACATCGAACGCATTCTCGCGGGCCAACCCGTCGTGTCCATGACCCCGTACTACAGGGGATTCAAGGGCACCATCGCGCACGACGGAGCGTCGTGGTTCGCCGAAGGCATCTGGAAAGACGGCGTGGTCGTGGAACTCCCCCCTGGACGATGGACTCAAGATTTCAAAGAATACCTGGACGAACTCGTGGATAAAAAAGTCATCTCGGGATACACCAACAAGAGCACCATCGAGGACGTGCACTTCATCATCAGTGGCTACGCGGGCACGGACCCCGTGAAGGATTTCAAACTTCGCAAAGTCATTCACACGTCAAACATGCACTTGTTCCACCCGGTGAGGGGCATCCATCGCTACGACACCCCCGAGGAGATTCTCTCGGACTTTGTGTCCGTGCGCATGAACTACTACGTCAAACGCAAAGAACACCTCTTGAAAGAGTACGAAAGCCGCGCGCGCGTGTGCACTCACAAAGCCTTGTTCGTCAAGATGGTGGTCGAAGGCCAGCTTCGCGTGTTCAAGCGCAAGAGGGGTGAACTCGAACAAGAAATGTTGCACACGTTCCCCATGATTGATGGCAAGTTTGACTACCTCCTGAACATTCGCACCTATCAGTACACGCACGAAGCCGTGGAAGAGTTGATGCGCGACGCCGCACAGGCTACGCGGGACCTCGAGGCGTTGAAAAAAATCGCACACGTCCAGATGTGGCAGAACGACCTCAAAAAATTGTACGCGTAAAGTAAGCATGGGCGAAGCTGCGCACGTCGCACTCAGCGCCATCGGTAAACAGGACACGTACCTGCTTTCAAAAGACCCAGAACAGAGTTTTTTTAATTACAACACCCAACAACACGCTGATTTTCGCAAGTTTCATAGGAACCGAAACATCGTCGCCCCATCGAACCGACAAGCCACGTGGCCGTTCGGGGAAACGATCAAAGTGGAGTACGACCCACGCACGAACATGGGGGACTATCTGTCGAACATGTACGTGAGCCTGACCCTTCCCGCGCTCGAGGCGGGTGGCAACTACGCCGACCAGGTGGGGCGACACATCTTTGAGTACGTGAAGATGTACGTGGACGAGATGGAGGTTGAAACGTTTTGGGGAGATTGGGGCATCATTCACGACGAGATGTACACCGAGATGTCGGAAAAAGTGGCGAACCGCTTCCTCCTGAACCGTTCGCTCGCCTTCGACACGTCGGACAGCGCGAACAACTTTGCCGAGTACGCGTCCGATGTGGTGGTGCCGTTGAACTTTTTCTTTTCTCGCAAGTACGCCGCGGACGAGTACGAGACGAACCAACCTAATCGTCCGTATTTCCCCGCATGTGCCTGTCACCGTCAGAAGATTGTGTTTGAATTTAAATTCCATCCACAGACGTTCTTCGCGAACACCGCGCAGACCCTGACGTTGTCCGAGTTCGACATCGTGACCGAGGAGATCACCACCACGCCGGAGGAGCGTCTGTACGTCATGAACCAGAGGGGTCTGTGGGTGACCGACGTCGTGAAGAAGCACCCGGTGGCGACGACCGAACTAAACACCACGGTCATCAAGAACCAACTCGTGCCAAACATTCCAGTGAAGACGTTGCACTGGTTCTTCCGCAACACAAAGTTCGAGAACTCTGGTGTGGTGAAAGAGACCGGGGAGACCGAGGAAGGGAATTTTTACATACACAACCGGTTCAACTTTAGCTCGAACGTGAACTTCGACCAGTTGAACACGTTCTTCGACCCGGTCATGGACAAGGCGCGATTCTTCATTCAAGGTAACCAGTTGCCGAACATGACGTCCTCGGACCACACGTACTTTAAGTATTACGTACCGTTTGAAAAAAGGTTGTCGCGCCCGATTAGAAACATTTACTCGTATGCATTTTCAATGCACCCAGTGAATGTTCAACCGTCGGGGAGTTTAGATTTCAGTCAGTTGGCGTCGAACAGGACGATCATCGAGTGCGACCTTTTACCGACCGTGGAGACGTATAGTTTACACATGTATTACACTGGCTACGAAACCTTCAATTTCGAGAATGGGTTCATGTCTCGTGCTTATTCGCCATGAGCGCGTCTCTGTGCGCGTGCATAAACGTGATGACGTCATTCTTTATACACCACTTGATGAAATTCAACTGCGCCACGGTCGTCTGAATTTCCTCATCTGTTCCAGGAATGGCGTACGAAATCTTCTCCGCGCGACAGAAGGGGTCGAACAACTTTTTACTATAGCCCAAGAGCGAACTCTTGTACGCGGTGTGGACGGTGAAGACTTTGCCGTCGTCCGTCTTGTACGAGGTGTGATTTTTCTTGGCGTAGTTCGTGATGAACCACTCCAAGTTTCGAAGGGAGATTCCTGATTTTTTGTTCAATACGTTCACGAGTGTAGCTTTATTCTTTTCGTCGTTGTAAAATGCATTGATGGATGATAGTAGAATATCTGATTTACTCATTGTTATTGAATAATATACTGTTTAAATCTATAAGCTTCTTTCGGTCTAATTCTAAGCACGCGGGGCAATTGTCTTGATACAGCACGTCCATGCCATGGATGTGCGACGTCGACATGTCGATGGCCACGGGTTGCAACTTCTCTCGTTGATACAGGTGCATCGTGCAGTACCCATGGTGCGTCCCTCGACGCGTGCACCGCACCCCATCCTTCTTCACCCCCTTACATCTCGTCCTGTCCGTGAACGCGGGCACATCGCGAAGCAGCAGGTCCTTTGATATGTTGTGATGCGTCGCGATGTGGTTGATGTATCCGTCGAGTTTTTCGTTGTATTCCAAAGTGACCGCGTCGAGCTGCGACCGCACGCGTCGCTCGACCTCATCCTCCATCATTTTTGAAATCCTCTGACTGAGGTCGTCCATCGTCTGTGATTTTAGAGAGCTCGAAATTTTTAAATAATTGTGCGATTGTGGTCTTTTGCTTCGCAGGGGCCCTCTTCTTCTTTGGGGGTTTATTCTTCTCAATTATTTCCCCAAAAATAGTTTGCTTTGGTTCTGGAACTAGGGGTTCGAGAAGGTCGCATACGGGGTTTAAAAACTTATTTAAGAAGTAATAGTGGTAATCCACGGGAATGTCGTGTTCTTCCACGTACTGTGGGTCCTCAGCCTTTTCGAACGCCCGCGCCCTGTGGTCGTCCGTCTTCGTCAGGAGGTAAGGCACGCGGTCGCCACTCTGCGGTTCCGAACCGGGCTTTCTCTGGCGCATCTTGTTATGCACCTGGACGTGTCCCATGGAGATGTCCCAACTTCGGTCGATGTCTTTGATGGACACGGGGGTGCCCTTGACTTTATACGTGTCCGAGAGCGACTGACTCAGTACGAGCTTCGAATGGGGCACATCTCCCGTCAGGAGCTCCAGCGCCCTCTGCCTCGCCAAAACCTGTGGTGGTTCGGGTTCGGAGGATTCGAGAATGACGTCGAGGAGTTCTTTGCACACCTCGCGGACGTGGGGGGTGTTGTCCCGACGCACCAACTGCAATCCCTTGACGTCGACGTACTTGAACTCCACTTTGCCAGATTTGCCCTTTTCCCACAACTTGGCCGCGTAGCGTTTCTTACTGTAGAGAATGTACGGCATGTACACCTTTTCCAACTCCAAGTCATTGGGCTTCTTGAACAACTTTGTGCACTGCGCCGCCGCTTGCTCGCCGAGCTCCCAACTGTAGTCGATGGCATCTTGCCCCGTGCGCCCTTGCACGTCGAATTCAACCATGACGGAGTCCGTGTCACCGTAACGCACCTTTGCCCCTGGGAAGTTGGCTTCCACGTAGTTCTTGGTCTCTTCAATCATGGACCTCCCCTTGAACGTCACCGACGATGCGATGGCGACGCATGGCAAGATGCCCTTTGCGGCGCCGGTGAACCCGTAGCATGAATTCATGGAAATCTTATACGCCAGTTGCTTACCATTGTACACTTCCTTCATCGCCTGCGTGGTCGCCGCGGCCATGTCCTTCTTCGCCTGTTTACGAAACTGCTTGAGCTCTGCCAAGATGGTCGGGAGCAAACTCGGCACGTTTTGTGCGAATGTGTACGACTTCCCCGATGCGAGAGTGAACGTCTCGTACTCCACCCCTGGGACGTTCCCATAGCGTCGCTCATCCATGACCAAGGTACTGTAGCACAGATTGTGGGCCATCATGATGGATGGGTACAACGACGCAAAATCAAGCGCGGTGATCGGTGCGTAGTACGCCCCGGATTGGGCGTCAAGGACGGTGGCCCCTTCGTACCCTTCCTCTGGGAGCGTGCCTTGGTAGATGACTGGAACCAAGAACCCGAGCTCCGCCGCCTTTTTACACAATTGCGAAAACACTTTAATTTGCTGCCCCCTCTCGACGAGAAAACACAGCGGCACCGACGTGGCTTTCGCCATCTCCAGGAGGTTGACGAGGATGCACAACTTCGCCAACAGCTTGTGTGGAAGGAGGGTGTCCTTGATGCAGTAATCAGCCACTTCACCCAACTCACGGGCGTCGCCCCCCTGAAACCTTCTAAAAATCTCTCTCGGGGGCATGTCCAACTTCTGATCGCCCAGGTACAGTTGCGCCACGTTGTTCAGTTTGTAGCTGTCCAACTTGTACCCCTTCTTGACTTCGTGAAAGAGGTCAAAGATGAACCGACCACTCATGGGCAAAAGTTTCAACTCGTTATCGCCCAGGGCACTCGAAGACAACTTCTTGTAGAGCATCTCGCACGACGTGTTCTTGAATTTACCCATCTCGTAAAACTCTGGCGCACACTTACACACGAGACCACGTTTCATGATGTATTCTAAATCGAACCCGAAAATGTTCCACCCCGTGATGATGTCGACGTCCGCATTTCGAAGATACCTTTGAAACGCCTCGAGAAGCTCTCGCTCCGTGTCGAAACTTTGCACCTTGCCACCGTCGGTCTTTTTGTAGCACAGACACACCTCCTCGTAGGGTTCGTCGCTCCCGAACCGACACAGGGTCACCGCGATCTGAAAACAACAATCATCGGTGACGTCGGCGTCTGGAAACTTCCCCGTGGAACTGTTACACTCGATGTCCACCGATGCCACGACGAACGGGGCGATGTCATCGCGCTTCACAGGTGTCAGTGTGGTCCAGTCGTTGCAGAAGAGGTCGATGTCCACGTGTGCCAGATGGGAACGCACGCACTTCTCCCCCGTGTCGAGCCACCCGGTCGACTGAATCCCTGTCCGATGCATGAGACGGAGGACCGGGTCCAAGTTCGCCTCGTACGTGCGGAGCTTCGTGTTCCCCCTCGCCAGCTGCACGCCGTACTTCAACGTGTTGGCGAGGTACCTCCTCTTGGCCAGGTTGGCGCAGTCCAGTCGCATGAATGGAAATTCCTGGTTATTTTGAAATCCCCAGACGTCTTTGGCCTTCTTTAACCCATAGCCGACCAAACACTCAGGACACCGCTTCTCCAACGCCTGGTACACCTCGCGCACCGTCTGCGCTTTGGCGTCAGGGAGTTTGATGAAAAAGTACGGCGTGAACTCCGTGGTGACGCAGACCGAGCGCCCGTCCTCGGTCTTGCCGAAGACGCTGATGAGATGTCCGTTGTCCTCGTCATCCCTCGCCTCCCACGTCAACGCCTGAAAGACCACCATGTGTAAGAATCTCACCCAAAATTTTAATATGTTTTATATAGTAAATGACAGCTGCATTGATTGAATTGGTCAGCCGAGGTGTCCAGGACACGTACACTACCTCCAACCCGGAAGTGAGTTTTTTTAGACAGAACTATAAGCGCTATACGAACTTCGCAATCAAGCCCGAACGTCTCGACTATATCGGAACGTTCGCGTCGAATAATGAGGTCACGATTCCGATCCGAACCAAGGGCGATTTGTTGTCGTACGTCTGGGTCGAGGCTGCGAACATCGGGGCCACGGGGGATAACAACACCGGTTTCTTCAGCAGCACGACGGCGCCGACGGAGTTCTCCTTGTGGATCGGTGGTCAAGAGGTCTGCCGCTTGGACGCGCTCTACATCCAGGGTGTACACAACGTGTTGTACCGCCCCGACGGCGCGAAGTCGTCCATGGCGGTGACGACGACGGACGTCAAGCCCAACGCCGTCGGCTACAGTGGTTCCAACGCCGGGCACTACATGATTCCATTCTTTTTCACCGAGGACTGGACAAAGTCGCTCCCACTCGTGGCCCTCGCGAACCACCAGGTGGAGATTCGCATCAAGTGCCGCACCGGTCTCGACCCGAGCGAGACCCCGAAGGTGTACGGCTCGTTCGTGTTCTTGGACACCCAAGAGCGCGATTTTTTCGTGAAGAACGAACAACGCCTGCTCATCAACCAAGTGCAGTACCAACCCATGGAGCCCACCGACACTGAAGTGGACCTCACCTATTTCAACCACCCGTGCCGCGCGGTGCACGTCGTGTCTTCCAAGACCACCGGAGCCAACTGGGCGGCGAACTACACGTTCGCGGAGAGCACGCTGTACATCAACGGCACGCCTCTGTTCGACGGCACGTCCAACGTGTACCACCACACCGTCGTTCCCGAGATGCACACCACGTCCCTTCCGGATGACCTCTTGGACACGGTGCCGTTGTACACGTGGCCGTTCGCCCTCACCTTGAACAAATCCCAGATGACCGGGTCGTTGAACTTTTCGAGAATCGATACGGCCACGCTCAAGTTAAAGTCCCCGAGCGGTGGCGTTGGTGCTATCACGCGCGCCTACGGGGTGAACATGAACGTGTTGCGCATCCGCGATGGCATGGGTGGTGTTGCATTCGGAAACTAAATCTCATTTAAATACATGATAGTCATCGCCTCGTTGGCTTTTCTTCTATTCTTGGCAGCGTACAAAGATGTCAACAATAGAAATAGATACTTTCAAGAAATACAGAGGTACATCCCAAAGTTCGCGAACGTCCTCGACTTCGGTGCCGGTCGATGTGAACTCAGTGCCTACCTGAAAAAAAGAAACTACGTCACGAGCGTGGACATTTACAAAGGGTGTCAGGACGCGCTCGTGTACGATGGACACACCCTCCCGTTCGTGGACGACGCGTTCGACGTGGTCGTGTGCATGTTCGTGTTGCATCACATCCCCCACAACAGGGAAATCATCGAGGAGTTGAAACGCGTGTGCGCGAAAAGAATAATCATCATCGAGGACATGCCTCAAACGTTTTATCAGTACATAATTTCGAAATTACATTACGTATTTTTTAGACAACCTATGAGCACCATCAAGCACATGCAGTCTCCACAGACGTGGTGCGACCTCCTCGGTGGAGATGGTCGGTGTACCATCGAACAACTGAAATCACAGTCGTTCATTAATCCCACACCACACTTTGTCATAGTCAAGGATTTAGGGCCCACAAAAGGCGCCCAAGTCTGACTTCATCGCACTCGCACTCGTCCGAACACCCCTCATCCCTCTGGAGATGGCACGTGTCGCAACGAATGTCTTCCACCTCGTAGTCTGGAAGATATCCATCCTTCTTAAGGAGGTCCGCGAGGGCCACTTTGACGTGTACGTCCACCCCCTTGAGGAGGTCCTTCGCCACCTTGGTGCACTCCTTGACGTAGGGGTGTTTCACGAGCACAAAGGCTTTCATGGTGTGTTTATTCGATGGGCGTTCCATGGCCAAGAGTTCTTTCGTCCGCACCTGTATCTTCATTTCTGTATCCATGAGTTCTTCGAGACGCTGACACTTTCCCGTCTCTAAAAATTCATCGACGATGTCCACCGAACTTCGACCCACCCCGAGGAGGTTCTCGATGTCTGCACCACACCTGATGGACTTGAGACACTTTATGGACTCCGCGACCCGGGCGAAGGACGCCGCGCGCCCCTCGTCCTCGTAGTGCGCATAGGCTTGACTGAGATTTTCAAAAAGTTTGACGATGTCCTTCATGATTACATTACCCAGAAACACCGCCACATGGCGCTCTGGGGGTGTTCCTTCACTTTTTTCACATGTAATGTAAGATGAAATTTACCCCCGCGCGGTATTTCACAGGTCTCACCATGGATGAAAAGAAGCAGAGATACTTGAAAATGCAAGAAAAAACCTACACCCCCTTCCCGACGGATACAGGGAGGAAGACGCGCACATCTTCATACACCATCAAATTTAGAAAGATGTATGGAGATGATGTGAAAACATTACCTCAAATCGCAAAAGCTACAGGTATCCCACTAGGTACCTTACGAAGGGTCTATAACAGAGGTCTCGCCGCGTGGCGCACGGGACACCGTCCAGGGGCCTCCCCCCAACAGTGGGCGTACGCGCGCGTACACAGCTATGCTACAAAGGGCAAGACGTGGCACACGGCTGACAAAAATCTACACACGAAGGGATGATTCGTTGCAGGCATATTCCGTGAAATAATTTTGCTGTGCGTCATTTTTCGACATGCTGACCGTACGCGTGCGAATCACGGACAACACCGAGGAAACGGACCTCGACCAGTACTTCACGAACGCGTGGTCGCACAGACAACCCGTCGTACTCGTGTTAGACACGACCCAATGTTCGCGCATCACCTTAAACAAGGCGCTGACCATCCGACGCGTGCTCAACAAGCACCGCGCGAACGCGCGAAAGTTCATAGACCATAGCGAGATCCTCGTGAAAAGTGAACTCACGAAGAATATACTTAAAACTGCGCTATGCATCATACGCACGGAGAGACCTGTCAAAATTTTAATACCACGTAT